TGGAAAAAGAAAACCATTTCCTTCTTCAAATATTGGGAACTATTTTACTTATTGAAACAATATTTAATCTCGCAATAATGTTTACTTAATTAATTTAAAAAAATCTTATGGAAGAAAAATCAACAGGTCCAGCCCTAGAACCAAAAGAGCCAACAGGCGATTCATTAATTGATCCAAAGCCAACAAGCGAGCAGAGAGAACTACCAAAAGAAACATTCATTGAAAAAGTGCAAAATGATACTTCAATGAAAGTTATGTTTTCTATTGCGTTAGTTTGTATGGTTACACTTTTATTCTCTATTGGAAATGTAGTGAATAATAAAATGAAGGACAATCGTGAAAAACAAAAAGAACAATTGGTCAAAGAAGTGGTGACTGATTTTGCTTTGATCGCCAAAGAAAATGGTTTCAATGAATTTACTTTAGAGGTTGAAGGTAAAACAAAAAAAGAGATTTTACAAGGTTTTGTGACTGAAACAAGTAATCAAATCAGCAATGCTATTTGGAGGGGAATAGTCGTCAAGGCGAAACAAGATGGGAAAGTTAATGTAACCTCGATTAATGAAGATCAAAGCAAGGAAGAAATTGTTTTGATTTTGGAAAGTTCAATTTCCTCGCCAGTACCTCAACCAGAAATAACCCCTGATCCAGTAGTTAATACAGAGGAGTAATTATGGCAAAAAAAATTGCTTATTATAGGAAGAAGGCAGATAAATTATTTCAGCAATGGTTTATTTCTAAAAACAGTCAATGTGAATTATGTCTTAATGTTGCAACTTGCGGTCATCACTTTGTTACAAAGGCCGCAAGTTCTGCTCTGCGATATGAGGAAAAAAACATGATTCCAGTATGTACCGGTTGTCATCTGGGATTCCATTCCAGTCGTGCTTCTGATTTTATTGGCCGGATAGTTTTACTTAGAGGCGCGAAGTGGTTTCAATATTTACAATTGAGTAAATACAAAATATCCAAAATAAACATAGGATATTACAAGGATATAATTGGTTTTTTTGAAAGCAAATTAAATAAATAATAAATAAAAACCTATGACAGATTTCGGTGGTGTGAAACGCAACCCCATTGAAACAAAGAAGAGCAGGGAATTATACGATAAGAACTATAAACGTATTTTTTGTACCAAGAAAAAGAAAGCTAAAAAGATTAAAAATAAATAAAACTATGACTATCAAAGAACAAAACAAGAAGGACTTTGAAGAAGCTCTTCATGACGAGAGGAAAAAGAACTTAATTAAATTAGCGCAACAGCAAAGTGAGTGGATATATTACAACAAGAAGAAAGTTCAACTTGAATTAACAGGACAATCTCTTGATTCTGTAAGAATTAACGAATTGGCAGCAGTGAAGAAAAATATAGAAATCACAGAGTTGAATATAGACTCTCTAAAGTTGAGATTAAGATCAACAATGGAAGTATTTAAAATTGTTGATATAGTATTGAAATTATAGTTACCCACAGTTTGTCCACGGTTTTATAATATTGTATTACACTTTTTATTGACGATTGCTAAAAAATGTTATATAACAGAAGTAGAAAACACTTCGAACTAATTTTTATTTATATGTTTCCACAATCTTCTATAAATTCGTTGGGAAGAAACTAAAGCATTAATTTGCTTTTTTTGTTTTATGAATATTGGAATTGAGTTAAAAAGAAACGATGCAGGCTATGTGATGTTGTATGTCTATGATAAACAGAGAATGGGGGAAAAAACGCAAGGCCGGTTATCAACTTACAGCTACGGATCGAAAATGAAAGAGAAACAGCACAAGGAATATGTTAATTTCTTGAAATCGCTCGAGTCAACGGTAAATGAATTTCTACAAGATAACTAAAAGTTTTAATAAATCACAAAAGATTAAAAAATGACTACATATGAAAAGGGCAACCGAAAAACAAAAAAGGTTAAAAAAGCTATTATCCGAAAATGTAGGAAATAAGAAATGTAAGACAAAAGGAGAGTTATTGCTTAAAGCCGGATACTCTAAATCAATGTCAGAAACACCACAAAAGGCAATGGCTGGTAAGGCTATTAAGGAACATACAGATAAACTATTGAAATTGATAGACGATAGACGAAGATGGGCTTTAACCGCAATGACTCAAAAGAAATTGAAGGATAGTGCGGCCCGGGACTTAGCTTACATAAACGACTCCCTTACTAAAAGTCATCAGTTATTAAGTGGTGAAGATACTGAAAGGGTTGGAGGTGTATTGCTTACATCTGAACAGAGAGCGCGAATAGCAGAAGAGGAAACTAACCGCCAGAAAAATGTCAATTGAAGACTTGGCCATACAAAATAGCCGGAAGCATTTGATTGATTATTGCATAACTTACGATAAGAATTATATTGTTAATTGGCATCATAGAAAGATAGCGGAAGCGTTGGAGAAGGTTGAAAGGGGCGAAATCAATCGTTTGATCATTGAGATGCCTCCCCGGCACGGAAAATCACAGCTAGCGAGTATTTATTTCCCGTCTTGGTTTTTAGGCCGTAATCCGGATAAAGAGATTATTATCGCTTCTTATTCAGGCGATTTGGCAAAAGATTTTGGCGGTAAGACTCGAGATGTTGTGAGCGACGCTCAATATCAATCAATATTTGATACAAGATTAAAACAAGATAGTAAGTCAAAGGATAAATGGCAGACAAACAAAGGCGGAAGTTATACTTCTGTCGGGCGTGGCGGAGCGACAACCGGTCGTGGCGCAAATATTTTCTTGATCGATGATCCAATAAAAGATAGAGAAGAAGCTGAATCTGAAGTTATCCGGGAGAAATGCTGGAATTGGTACACGAGTGTTGTGAATACACGGCTTGAGGGTATGGGTGCGGTAATAATTATTATGACTAGGTGGCACTTAGATGATTTGGTTGGCCGAGTAAAAGAAAAAGCGCTAGAAACTGGTGAGAAATGGGATGTGATTAGTTTCCCGGCCATTGCTGTGGAAGATGAAGAGTTCCGGAAAGAAGGTGAAGCTCTATGGTCTTTCAAGAAAACACTCAAAGAACTAGAGGGGTTACGCGTACTAGATCTGTATGACTTTGAATGTTTATGGCAACAGAACCCGATCAGTGCTGCGACACAAGAATTTAAGAAAGAATATTTTAAAAAGTTCGAAGAAGAGGATTTACCTGATCAATTTGATATTGATATTACGATTGATCCAGCTATCAGTAAGAGCAAAAAAGCCTGTAATACGGCGATTTTGGGCGTTGCAAAACAGGAATATTCGCCAAATTGGCACATTCTAGACTATGTTAAGGGAAAGCTTGATCCTTATGAGCTGATAGAAGCGACCTTTAAAATGTATTATGAGTTCAGGGGCAAGTATCCGAATGCTGATATTAAGGTTTGGATAGAGGGCGTTGCATATCAAGAAGCATTGAAATATGTCTTTGAAGAGGAAATGAAACGGCAGAAAAAGTATCTTAACATTGAAACATTTATTGATAAGCATGATAAAGATCAGCGGATAAAGGGTCTTGTCCCACAGTATAAAATGGGCTTGATTTACCACCGGTCATGGATGACAGATATTGAGAACGAGTTAATTCAATTCCCACGCGGTAAATATAAAGATTTAATTGACGCTTTAAGTTTCCATTTACATATTTCACCACCAACAGAGATATTTGATCCGGCTAGTCTTATTGAGGCAGAGGAGAACAATAATAGAAATATGGGAAGGTTCAAATAAATATGGAGATAGTAGAACATGCCAGACAACAATTACAGCTTGTTTTGAACCATGGATTTGATATTAATAGTGAAGTTTGGTCTAGAAGCGCATTGAGAAGGGTAAAAATCCTTAACGGTGGATTATCAATCCCTATCGATGAAAACATAAAAGAATCCATGCGAGAGGAAAAACAAGCCATGGTGGGTTTCAAAAGAAACAGATTAAGAAATAAAGGTAAATTCAAATAATATATGGAAAGCGTATTTAAACGAATCCAAGCTTACGATGATTATTTTGTTAATCAAGACGTTACAATCGTTGAGGGTTATGATTTTAATCAAATGGATAGGGTAAAGAAGAATCATCTTTATTACGCTTCTAAATTTGTTAATGGCACGGATGAGGATGTGCGGTTCTTCAACATAACAAAGCCTGCATGCAAGAACGAAACTAAAGAAATTGATATCGATACAAAAGATATTAATGTTTTGGCTATGCGCCGATCAGCAATGACGAAGGCGTGGATTTTAAGAAGAGCCTTGAAGTACCTTATTAAAAAAGAGAAGTTAGGCCAGGTATTCAATCAGTTCAGTGATAAGCTTCCTATCTATGGAAGTGTAGTTGCTAAAAAAACTAATGATAAGAAAATATTCGCGCCGGTACAGTTAAGAAATTTGAAGAATGACCCAACGGCTGATAATCTTAATCAATGCTGGTCAATCCAGGAACTATGGATGACTCCAACTGACTTGCGAAAAATGAAAGGGAAATGGAACGATAAAGTTATTGACATGGCGATTGAGGCTTATCAGATATCAGGGAAAGAAAACTATGTTGATAATTTTTCAAAGAATGATAAGCGTGGTGGTTCGCAATACATCCATGTTAGAGAATATATTGATGACGTAAAGAAAAGTGAGATAAAGGGCAAGAGTGAGGAGTATGTCCGGGGTAGATTTTTCATTGTAGTACCTGATACAAGCAAAAAAGATTGGGAAAAGAAAGACGGCTTAGTTTTACATAAAGATACGGTAACTGATAAATATTTCAAAGAATGTCATCGTGATAGGGTAGAGGGTCGGTGGTTAAGCCCGAGTGTTGTTGAGGATTTGGAGGAATTGCAAATCTTGAAGAATGAAGAGATGCATTACATGAAAATGGCATTAAGATTAAGTAGTATTATTTTATTGCAAACAGAAGATAAAAAACTTGCTAGGAATATTTTGACCGACTTGGAGAATGGCGATATTCTTAGGGTGCGGAAGGAGATCAAGGAAGTTCCGTTAAACGTGCGGAATCTGGGCGAGAAACAACAAATCAGTAATGAAATAGATAAATTATTAAGAGATTTGGCAAATACTAGAGAAGTAATGACCGGCGAAAAGATGATGAGCGGAACTCCGTTCAGTCTTGGCGCAATGCTCGAGCGCAATGCGGCCAGACTATTCGACCATATCCGCGAGAAGTTAGGATTATTCTATCAAGAGATATTTGAAGATTGGGTTGCCCCGGCGTTAAGTAAAGAACTTACAAAGAAACGGATATTAGAAATTACTGACAGAGAGGAAATAAAAGAGTTAGCGGTAGAGTTTGCCAAAAACAAGACATGGGACGCTGTAAAGAAGTTCATTTTAGAAGAAGGCCGTAAACCTACTATAGAAGAAGTTCAGTTGGTTGAGCAATTATTGGTTGAAAGGTTTTTAACACAAAAGAGCGTATTCTTAGATTTACCGGAAAAATATATCGATTTTGAGGACGTAGAGTTTGAATTTACAGGTGAGCGTGTGGATAAGCAGACAAAGCTACAAACTATCAGTACGTTGATCACCGCGCTAGGACAAAACCCTGCACTTGTAGATAATCCATTATTCCAAGAAGCTTTGAATTTAAGCGGTTTTGGTAAACTTGATGTTACTATGCCAGTTGTAGCGCCACAAGCTCCACAAACCGCTCCTGGGTCGCCACAAGCGACACCACAGGCGGCTCAAGCCCCTGTTAAACCACAACCACAAGTATGAGTGAAGAATCCACAATAGAAGAACGTATCCATAGATTGGTAAATTCACCGGATTGGCCTTTAATTGAGCAATTGTTATATAGAGAGATTGATAAAATAGAGAATACAAAGATAAATAAAGACTTACCGGATGCGACAATCGCGCGTAATGTTATTGCTAAGGAGATGTCAATGGAAGTATTAATGACGTTTTTAAAGGAAATAAATTTGATTAAAAACGATGAGTATGACAAAAAAGAAAAAAGAAAACCCAATCCCTTCAAATAGGATTGAGGCAATGAAAGGCGGTTGGGCAGTATTGATTAACAATCGTATCAAAGAGATTTTTGTTAATCGAGGCGCTGAAAGGAAAGCCAAGCTCCGGTTAGCTGAAATGCTAGAAGATTAAAATTACAATATAAAACAACAACGAGAATGTTTGATAGCAGAAGCTTAGCTATTAAGCAGGGATTTTCTCGTTGTGCCCTGTTTATGGCTAAGGTCTTGTGCTATTGAGCGCAGGACTTTTTTGTCAAGTGAAAAAAAACACTAAGGGTTAAATTAAACCCAATAAAAAAATTAATCTTATGACAGAAGGAAATCAGGGTGGCCAAGACCCTAATGAAACTCCTGGTAGCGACACAACGCTTAATAATGACGAGTTAGAGCAAGATGTAGACATTCAAGACGATGAGCTTGAAGTTTTAGAGGAGGACACCTCCAAAAAAATTAAAACTGCGATTGCTCAAAAGAAACATTGGCGGACTAAAGCTGAAAAGGCAAACGAAGAGTTTGAGGCCTACAAAGAAGCTAATCCAGCCAAAGAAGTAAAGCCGGAAGAAAAACCGAAGGAAAAATCAAAACCAGGCGAGTTTACAAAAGAAGAGTTAAAAGAGGAATTGAGTTTGGAAACTAAGTACCCACTTCTCACTGATGTGGATATGCGACGTGCCAAACGTGATGCCGAAGAAGAAGGAAAAACTCTTACTGAAGTAATCGAGTCTGACCATTACCAGGCAGTTTTGACTGGTAGGGAAGAGCAAAAACAACGGGAAGAAAATACACCTGCTCCTTCCGATCGTTCAGGCGATGCTCCTAATAACGACATCACTTCTTTTAAGAAGGCTGTCGATAATCCCGAATTAATTCGGGGTATGGACGAAAAAACATATAAGAAATTTGTCGAATGGGACGAGAAGCGGGGAAGTTAATTATTAATTCCCTAATTTATGGCGAATAATTTAACAGCCAGTAATAAAGAGAAATGGGACAAAGAGTTACAAATTGAGTTAGAGAAAAATCTAACCGGTTTGGATATCTGTAAAATCCACGGAAACTTAGATGGTTATGATATCATTGATAAACCGTACATGAGTAAACATCTAGGTCAGTCTTACACAAAGGGCACTAATTTCACTGTTCAAGACATCACGTCTACCAATGAGCAATTGTCATTGGATCAGGTTAAATGTGTTCCTTTGTTAATCGATAAGGTTGACATGGTTCAGAATTTCTATTCTGCGCGCCAAAACCTTTCCCCTACGATTGCAGAGGATTTAAGACGTGGAATGGACGCTAAAATCCTTGATCAGTACGATCAAGCAGCTTCAGACATAGATGACGGTGATATTGGCGGAACATCTGGTGTTTCTGCTGTCGTTACTCCTTCTAATGTCGCAAAATTGTTTTCTTCTGCCGGTAAAAAGTTGAATAATTTAAGTGTTGGTCTAAGTGATAGATTTGCTATTATTTCACCAACAATCCTTGAATACATGCAACTTTACATTGGTGGTAAGGATACAATGTTCGGTGATCAGGTTCTTCAACGTGGCCGTGTTGGTTCTGCGTTCGGGTTTGATGTATATCTATCCCAGAACTTGACCTTTACTTCTCGTTGGACTCCGGCAAATAATCCAACAGCAGCTGACACTGTTACTATCAACGGTGTTGTATTCACTTTCCAAGCTACTCTTGGAGTAGTCCCTGGTGCTTTACACATTGGTACTGCAACAGCGAATACATTAACTAACATGGTAGCAGCTTTGAACGCTCCAGGTACTGCAATCGCAGACGCTACTGAAACTGGTTATATCGCAATTACATTAGCTAACCAGGTATTGTTAGAAGGAATTGTTGCAACTGACGGAACAACTTATCTAGGTATTGAGCATGTAGGTGGTGGTGAAGTAGCAGTTGCGGCTTCAGAAACAGCTGATCTTTGGAGTCTTGAAACAGTTCATTGTCTATTCGGTAAAAGAGGTGCGATTGATTTCGGAATGCAAAGAAGTCCAGAGATCGGATTCAACCAAGAACCTAAATTGCTTCCTGGTTCCGGTAATCTTGTTGCATGGGATATGTTTGGAGTTAAAACATTCTTACGTAACAAAGACATGCTAGTTGATGTTAATTGTGATAGTTCAAGTTGGTAAATTGTATAGAGGGGAGGCTTAACCTCCTCCCCTCATCTTAATTCATAACCAAAAATTTTTATGAGTGAATATGAATTGGTGAGCAAGAAATTCTCACCTGACGCGGGTGTAGATGTGGACGCAAAGACGGCAACAGAAGCATCACAAGCGGTTGAAATAAACGCAAGGGCTGGTTATTTTACTAGCTCAACAACTACTCTTGCAGCAAAGACAACAGAAGCTATTACATTGACTAATAAGTTTATTAAATCAGTAAATTCTATTGTGATTTGTAAGGTAGCGGGTGGTGGTGCAGGTGATCCAGTTGTAGGAATTGTTACCGAGGCAGCTGGTTCTGCTGTAATTACAATTCTTAATGCAGATCCAGCTAATGCTTGTGATGAGGCTTATAAAGTTAAATTCGTAATTTTTAACCCAACTGTATAAATCTATGTCAGAACTAACCCAAGCAGAACAAAACCGTTTACGGTTTGAGATTAGCGCGCACATGCGTTGTTCTAAGTCGAGAAAGCTTTTTCCGCAACATGTAGGGACAGTTTTACCGATTCCTGGTATTGACACTCCTGCTATAGAAAAGGCAGTTGAAGAGCTAGGTGTAGCAGAAGGTATTCCGGAAATTGCAACTTCGGAAGAAGTAGAAAAAGAAGTTAAAAAACCTACAAAGAAAAAAGCTAAGAAGTAAATTGAGGGGAGAAAATTCTTTCTCCCTTTACTTTAAGTCATAAATAACAAAATCTTATGATTCCTTACAAGCTTTCTAATGCAGCTGCTCATATCATTACGGTTACAGCAACAGCAACATCTTTGTTTGATCTAATTGATACTGCGGCCGGTGCGGCGCAAAGTCTTCCGAGTTCCTTGGATAAAGTTGTGATTAACAATGTTGATCCAACAGGGAATGCGGTTAGATACTTGAATGACGGCAATACTCCAACTGGAACAGAGGGTGAAACAATCTCAAACGGAGAGAAGAAAACCGATACAGGTGTTCTATCAAAAATCATGTTGGTTCGTCATGACGATGCTGCCGTTAATGTTGTGATTGAAGTGCAAGTAGGTTGGGCTAAAAACAATTGATAATTATCTAATATAAATAAATTATGAGGAATTACAAAAAAATATTCATAAGCCTTTTGTTGCTTATTGTGGTTGGCGTAACCTGCATGAGCGTGAGTTCTGCTAATGCGCAAAGTTCTAGCTTCTTGCGCTTTTTTAAGAGGGCAGGTAATAATGTTACTTTCCTAAATTCACTTTGGGAACTAGGCTCAAGTAGTGTTAGAGTAGCTAAGGGCTGGTTTACTGATTTAGATATCAGTGGAGTTTTAACGCTCGGAGGAACTGTCGGTTCTGGTGGCCTTGATATGAACGGGAACTGTTTAACACTTGACGCTGACGAAAATTCTTCTCTATGTGCCGATACAGACGATCAGATTGATGTTGCGGTTGGAGGAGCTGACGATTTCAAGTTCACAGTAAATGTGTTCACAACTTTATCAGGTAGTGCTGTAATTATTGAAGATGGTGGGTTAAGTATGGGAACAGCAACTCTTGACGCAGGTGCTTTCACAATGACAGACGGAGCGCAAACTGGTGATGATACTTTTATTATCGCTCTTAGTGGCGATGGTGCTGGTAATGCTTCGTTTACTACTGACGACGGAAGTCTAATATTTGCTTCTAATGACGATATTTCACTTACTGCGGTTGGTGCTAATGTGACCATAGAAACTCCTTCCGATGCAACGATAGGGACAACTGTGGTAAGTTCATCAAGTTTTAGTGTAAATGGTTCTAGTTGGGATACAGATGATGCGGTTGCAAGGGATGGTGGCGTTGGTCTATCTTTTTCTCCTACCTCATCAGCTGTAGTTGGCGGAACTTATAACGTTGCCTACATACGAGAAGGTGTGGTTACTGCAACCCTTTTTACTGTCAATTCAGGTGGTAACATGAACGTTACTTCTGATGTAAGGGCTGGTTCAGGTGATTTTGAATCTCAAACGGCTGGAAATGGTGTACGACTTATTGGGCGTGATGTAAGTGATGGAAGTGCAATAGCGACAACATTAAGAAGTTCAGAAACGTTAAATACATCAGGCGATAAAATGGTGAGTATTGATAATAACGGAAGCGAAGTTTCTCATATTGATAGAAGTGGAACATATAAATCAGGTAATTCTTTTTACGGTAGTGCAAATCTGCGAACCTTCGGTGTATTATTGGGAAGTACAACTGTTGATACTGATGCAATTACAATGACAATGGGAGCACAAACAGGCGATCCGGTAACCTTAATGGCGATGAGTTCAGATGACCAAGGTGATTTCAGTATCACTCCTGATACAGGCGATATTGATCTAGTGCCTGCTAGTAATCTTGATGTAACTTTAACTACTAGCGGACTGTTTGCAGTTGACGCTTCAACAACAACTCATGCTAATAGCACTAATGCAACTTCGTTTACAGGTGCTTGGGGTAATGACAATATAGGTGGTGTGGCAAATGTTGTATCAACCACTACTTCTAATGGGATGACAACGGCATCAAATGGAATCGTAAATTTCCAAGCTTTAATAACTAATAGTGCTTCTGATGCGGCGAATACTGATTTGATAGCGTTTTATGCTTCTGCGCCAACAGACAGTGGTGGAAGTGCAAAACTGACAGCTTTCTCTGTTGCTACTGGATATGATACGGCATTTGAGTTTTCAAGTGGAAATGTAGAGTTTATAGATTATAGTCCTTCAATATCAGTTTTAACAAGTTCAGCTGGTAACGGCGATAATTACACTCTTAGCGCCAGTAATGCGGTAACAAGTGGAGCTGGTGGTAGTCTTGTTTTCAATGCAGGTGATGCTTTAACCTCTGGTCTTGGTGGTGGTTTTAATATTGATTTAGGTGTAGCTGCCGGTGTTAATCCAAATGGAACTTTCCAATTAGGGCTTGGCGGAACACCTTTCAGCACAATCTCAAGAGATTCTTCTGGCGAAACCCCTGTATTTGTGGGTTATGAAGATGGTGGCGATGCAACCGATGTTGGTGTGATTGTAGGTGCAAATAGTAATTTTGTAACCGCTGGAAGTAAATTGCTTAGTGTTAGAAATAACGTAACAAGTGCAGGCGGTGTTGAAAAATTTAGCGTAGGATATGATGGTACTGTTACTATTACGGGCAATACCACTACTACACCGATTGCAGATGCGACCTTTGTGGCTGCCGATACAGTCCCTTCAACTGGTACAGTACAACGTGTCGCTGGTAATGGTGCGGCAAGATCGTTGACTTCAACTCCAAGTATCGCAGACGCATTAGCAGACGGTATTTGTATCAGATTCTTTGGAACTGACGGGACAAATACTCTAACATTCCAAGATGAGGATAATCTTGCTAATACTGGATTGGCTTTTAATGGTGATGTTGATATTGTTTTAGGCTTAAACGATAATTTTGAAGTTTGTTATGATTCAGGCGATGACCTCTGGGTTGAAATCTCAAGAAATCTAACCATTGATGACTAATATGAAAAACAGACTCTTAATTTCATTTCTAGTTTTAACTTGTTTGTTTAGTTTAGGTTATGTAGCGAAAGAAGTTCAAGCTGTGCAAACTGGCAGCAGTGGAATAGTTGACATAATGGGGGGAGGTAATATTGGTTTTACTAACAATGGCGGTGTTGCCATAAAACTTACAAATAAGACTGGTGGTAACTCGATTAAGGGTACAATTGCCTATATATATACCGCAAGTGCCATAGATAATGCCTTTATTCTTATTCCAGATGACCAACCTGATATTATTGGGGTTGTGTTTGGTGATAAAGACGGAAATGTTGTTGCTGACGGTGCAGGATTAGCTAATTGTATAATACATTTAAATTAATAATCTATGGATTTAACTGACTTGGCACAATATGGAGTAGTTGGGATTTGCCTTGCTTTGGTAGGAGCTTTGGTTTATCTAATTTCTGCTTTTTTGAAAATTGTTGGTAATCATATCAACCATAATACAGAAGCAATGAAAAATAATACAGAAGTCTTATCAGGGTTAAAAGAAATCATAAAAGAGTCTGTCAATAGAAATTAGGAGGATGAAAATGGCGAAAAGTATTTTAGATTGTGATTGTGGTAAGAAGAAAAAGGTACAGAGCTGTAACAGGAAAGACAAACATACTTGTTTTGTACACTCTGAATGTATCTGTGGCTCTAAAAGGTTGATTGTATTACCTAACAAGCGTGACTGTAATTATGACTGTACACTCTATAAACTTCACAGAGTTGTGAGATTAAAGGAGAGGATTAAGTAATGACCTGGCCACAATTTCGGGGGGTTTAAGCAGAGTTCCTCCTAACAAAAACAAAAACTCTGCACTAATTCAATATAATATGGATAAACAAAAGTTTTACAAAATCGCAGGTGTTTCGGCTATTGGTATTTTATTGATCGTTTATTTTTCTATTGTTCTTCTGTTGGGTAATATTAAAAAAATTGTGGAGATTGAACAGGAGATTGAAAAAGAAGAAGTAGTTTTATTCGATAAAATAACTGTGGCGAAGGAAGTCATTAGTGATATTATTGAGGACAAAGAGTTCAAAGAAGAATTAAAGTTTAATGTGGAAAGCCTACCAGATAGTTTACCGGGGATACAGGACATTACAGAAGAAGATGTTGATCTGAACGATGGAAAAGGTTTCCCTATTGGTAAGTCCGGAGATGAAGAAAAAAAACCTAAAAAGGAAACTAAAGAATTTACCTTTGAAGAACGAGATGAAACGATAGCAATTCTGAATTATGAATTAAAATTGATGGGCGGTTTTACCGGTGAAAATGTTGGGAGTATAGATAATTTTCTTCCTACTTTGATTAAGGAGATAGAGAAAAAACCGTTTTTCAAGAAAAAAGTTAAATTAAAGGACAAGGAATATATCAAAGAGCAATATCTTGAAAAGCGAAATTATTTATTTGACAAACTAAAAAAATAAACTTATGGAAAATTCAAAAGTCTGGTACAAATCCAGTACATTACAAGGTCAAATTGTAACAGTTTTAGGGCTATTAATTAGAGTGTTTAACCTTCCGATTATAGGAGATGAAGCAGGTGCTATCGTAGGTTCAATCTTCATTCTAGTCGGTGTGGTTTATTCTGTTTGGGGTAGAGTTAAATCGAATGGAGAGAAAATTTTATTAAAATAGATAGGTTTATTCTAAAAAAGTCTAGCTCTAAATTCTTATGTTAAAACTATTAAAAAAATTATTTAGTTTGTTTGAAATAAAATCAATCGGTACTGGGTATGTTGAGGATCGCAGTGATTCGAGGGATATTATTTTCGGTGAATTAGTTAAAGATGTTGAAAATGAAGAGGCATGGAAAGAATACGTAAGAAAGTTGCCTGTTAATTATAGGTTAGATTATAAAAAAGACTGGTTATATAGCCAGGGTAGTACTTCCAGTTGCGTGTTTCATTCCGCTACTGGACTTTTAAATTATATCTACAAGGATAAATTTAGTCCTCGGTTCTTGTCCCGGTTTGGTTTTAGGCTAAGTGGTCTTAAATGGGGCGCTTACATGCGCGATGGTGTGAAGGCTTTGGATAAATTTGGTTCGATCGCTTACGATAAAGCTCCGAATAATTCATCAAATACCTCAAGCGATAGTGCTTACAGAAATTATTATCCAGATAGTTATTTATATAACGAAGCGGCACAAAAAGCTCGTTGGTTATATGTTAGGGTTGATGAGCGTTATGGTAATTTAGTTGACTTCGATTCTATAAAAGTATTTATAGATAAAGAAAAAATGCCATGTGTTGTTGGTCTTCATTGGTGGAATGGTTGGGGTGATATAAAAGACGAAGAGACAATTGATTACGCGCGTGGAAATAAAAAATGGGGACATGCGATGTTATGTATCGGTTGGGAGGGAGAGTATCTCATTTTGGTAGATAGTGCTAATAGGATTATTAAATTACATAGACGGAACAAGACAATGGATGTTTGGGGTATTCTAGTTGAAGAGAGTATTGAAAAATATCATTTAGAGATAAGACCGGAACGCAAGATCCGTAATGTTAAGTTAGAGAAGAGAAATGCCACTAAATTAAAGAATGAATTATATAATACATTTGCGGAGTTTGACAAAGCCAGGTTGGTTGCTTCAAGGTTCTGGTTTCCATTGATCGATGCTTTAACTTATAACGGATATACTGCGGTTGATTTGATGAACTGGTTGAGTTTTTATAAACGAAACAACTATCAGTTGTTTGATATAACACAGCATAGAAGTATTACAATTAAGAAAAAATAACATAAAAAATAACTAATAATACTATGTCTGCAATTGGGGCTGCCTCGGCAGTTGCGTTAAGC